CAGGAAAGTGAGCGATGTGAGGGAAGTCCTCATTCCACAGTTTGCGGTTCTTTACATATGGAAAGACCACATCTGTGTCAAGAGGTGTGGAGCACGTTCCATCATTGTTCACCTTCAGACCAAAGGTGAAAGGGATGAATGTCTGAATTGCTGTCATTCTTTAGGGTTTTAAAGGGTTTTTGAAAACGGACCTTGATTCAATTTGTGATGGGAGGTCCTTACCCATCAAAGCATGTAAGGAGCCAACTGGGATCCTATAGACCCCACGTCCTCCTTTAAGTTGTAAAGCATCCAACTCACCTCTCCTGATCATGTTTCGGATGGTTGCAGGTGAGACCTGCAGAATGTCTGCACATTGTCGAGGTGTGAGGAATGTTGTTGGCATCATTGGCGCACTCATTGTTCTTTGTTTTAAGTGAATAAGGGGAGGACCTTGATCCTCCCTTTGATTGTGTTCAGAATGATGGGTCATTGTATTGTTCCATGACTCCGAAGATGATTGAGACCTTGTCTGTGCATTTGTATTGCTTAGTCAACCCCTCAACCAGTTTCAATTGATGGCTTCCAGTCTTCTCATTGAATTCAAGAAGATCCTTGTAATTGACACCGTTTGGTAGACACTCATGCCATCCCCAACCATATTCCTTCTGCAGTTTTTTGGCAAGGGACTTGATGATCTCAATGGATGTCCACACTTTCTCCCATTGACCTTTCTTGTGATTCCACTCAAGTGTGTAGGTGTGGTTCTCTTCGTTTGATGAGTATTTGTATCTCTCATCTCCATAGGACTTACCAATGAACGCAGTGTCCATTTTTCTGATGACACATGAGTTCCCACAGTCAGAGACCTCAATGACCTCATATGCATGGCGGTCCGAATACATCAGGACAGTTGCACCCTCACCAACTTTTGGCTCTGTTGAGTTATTTCCCATCATTTGGTTGATGAATCCTCCTGGGACTCCAACTGGTCTTGACTGTCTTTTTAGGTTAAGTAATTGGTTTTCAGTGTTTTGCGTTTTCATAGGTTGTAAGTGTTTGTCTGAATTTGTCGCAATATAGAAATAATTGCACAAGAATTGCACATGAGGTGGAAAAAAGTGCAAGTTTTTTGCAAATGACCTTGATTGTCCTACTTTCGCAACCATGAAGACAACCACAGATGACAAGAGAATTGCACACAGAGGAGTGAATAAGCACGTCCAACAGTTGACACTCAGCAGAGACATGAAGTGTCCAAGGACAGGGGAGATCCTTTTCAAGACAAAGGATGAGATCAGGGAGGCACAGTTCTATCTCAGGAGAGCGTGGGCACACACAATCCTGCACATCATGAGGGACAGGATTGGAATCCCTGCAAGAGGGATCCAAGACTTCTCAGGGAGGACACGTCAATCTTGGAACATGGTAGTCAATGCCATGTATCTCACACCTGAACAGTCAAAGGACCGTGAACAGTTTGGTGCATGGAAACCTGTGACAGATGGATTCATCAGGAACGTGACTGAGACCCTTGAAGGGGAGGACAGGAACTTCAGGATCTACACTGAGTCATTTGTTCAGTGTTGGTTGCTAGGGATGGAGGTTGACTGGAACAACAATCACCAACAGAGATTCACCATCAACAGACTTGGGAGTCCAGTGATCAATCTCAGCATCCTCAAAGTGCCTGACTACTTGGATGCACATGCAACAGACTTCACCATGTTCTGCCATGTGGAACTCAGTGATGACACAATCTTTGCAATCAAGAGTGAGGAGGATAAACTGCCAAAACTCCTTGACCCATTCCCACTGCTCGAAGTCAATGACAGATTCATTGGTGAGGAGTCTGTGTGGGATTATGTCTGTGAACTTGAGAGGATTGTCTTTGGAGATCCTGATCCAGTGACAGAGGAACCTGATCCACGTGCAGTCAATACTTTCAACATGTGGCTCCATACATCAGAACACTCACCAAAGCAGGATGAGTGGAAGATGGCAAGCATCAAGAAGTGGACAGACACTGGGGAAGATTACACTGAGCAACAACTGAGGGAGATGGTGGACTTGGGACTGCTTGATCAATATCAGGCTCACATGCTCATTGTTGAAAAGGAGAAAAGGCAGTCCATGGAGGAGTTTGCTTTAGGACTTGAAGAGCACTCTGATGAACTGGAAATCCAAGAACAGGAGAGTCAGATCCTTGTCTCTAATAGTTCAGGACCCATCAACCCAGTCACACTCACATTTGAGATTGACCCCAAGTTCTTGAGTGTAGATCAGAGTGGGAAGGTTGAGTTCAATGTTGCGATCAAATACAGGCATGGGATGAAGATTGGACACTCCATTGAAGTCAAGGGATGGTCCCAGTCCAACAGGGATTGAGTGAATTGTTCACAGGATCTTTTTTGGTGTTTATGAGGATCCGAACTTCGCATCCTTCTCATGGAGTCCTCCTGATCCTTCAGGCAAACATTCCTGACACTTTCTGAACACTGGGGTCCTAAAGACCCCCAAGTGAAAGCAGGCACATTCATGACAGTTCTATCCAATCAGGGGAGATCTCTGTCCTGATTGCACATTAGTTCCCTCCTGAGTTGTTCACACCCCGTGAATTGTGTGTAACTTTTTGAGGATCTTTGTGTGTGCCTTCATTTGACTGGACATCTCAAGAGAGACCGTGGGTCTCTAAGAAACCACAGGGACAGACCTCCCTTGGGAGATCTCCTCATGCATTTGATAAGAGGTACAAGTCTAAAAGGTGGCTTTTGGTTAGACAACAGATCCTCATGGATCAACCACTTTGTCTGAATTGCAAGAACACGGGCAGGGTCACTCCTGCTCGTGTTATTGATCACATTATTCCAGTAAGAAGTGGAGGAGCATTCTTTGACCTCAACAACCTTCAACCATTGTGTGACTCATGCCACAATTCAAAGAGTGGAAAGGAATCACATGGAATTATTGACAATCCTACAGGGGGAAGGGGGTCTAAACATTTAAAAACTAACAACTGCGGGAA